GGTGAACGCGAGACCCCTATGATTCTGTGTGAGTAACCGTCAAGAACAATACCTATGCAAAACAATCACATCCGGTTTCTCGTCGACCAGTACGGCGTGGCGAACGTGGCTTGGTTTATTCGTTTGATGAAGCAAGGCACGCCACCTGAGCAACTGGCAGGATATTGCGTGCCAAATGCTCAGGACAGCAGGCGTGACGGTGTTTTCCGGGCTCTGCAGTACGCCGGCACGGTGCCCGACTCGATGCTTCCTCCGGAGATCCTAGGAGCCTTGAAACCATGACCCAAAGAGGCTACGCCAAACACGCCGGTGTTTCCCATGGCTATGTCACCCAACTGGTTGCCAAGGGAATGCCCATGGATAGTCCCGAGGCCGCCGATGCCTGGCGGAAGAAAAACATCCGCGCCAAGGCCACTACACAACACATCGACACACCACCCACACTAGACACCTCCGCAATCGAGCAGGAAGGCCCATACAGGCCAGCGGAGGCCTCAAACCATATCAACACAGCAACAGCCTCCTGCGATTCCCCAGAAGGCGCCTACGAGCGACAACGGCAAATAGAGCTCGAAGCCTACAAGCTGGTTGTCGTGGCCATGAGAGAAGGCCGGGCCGACACCGCCCGACTGGTTTCAATCCATGCAGCCGCGGCAAAGAACCTTACGTCGGCCCGTGACGAGGTGATCGCCCAGGCCGAGAAGGAACGGCGACTGGTCTCCGGCGACTGGGTGCGGAAGGTGATGCAGGAGCACGACGGGGCGGTGGCCTCGCTGCTGAAGGCCATGCCCAAGCAACTCTCCGGCCGGATAGCACCGCACGACCCCGAGCACGCCGAGCGCGAGTTGACCAGATGGGTGCAGGAGGTTTGCCTCAAGACGTTACACAATACCGACCCATGGAAATGACCTACCAACTACACCTGGGGGACTGCCTCGATGTTCTGGCCACACTACCGGACAACTCGGTCGACAGCATCGTGACCGACCCACCTTACGGCCTGTCCTTCATGGGCAAAAAGTGGGATTACGACGTGCCGAGCGTGGCTATCTGGGAGCAGTGTCTACGGGTACTGAAGCCGGGAGGCCATCTGCTGGCCTTCGCCGGCACTAGGACGCAACACCGGATGGCGTGCAGAATCGAGGACGCCGGCTTCGAGATCCGCGACCTGATCGCCTGGGTGTATGGGTCGGGATTCCCAAAGTCGCTGGACGTGAGTAAGGCTATCGACAAGGCGGCCGGGGCAGAAAGGGAGGTGGTGGGGAGTTACAAAGGAGCCAGCAACATCGGCAAGGAAAGCACCAACAGTTACATCACAACCGAGTCAGGCACGGCAACTGACGTTTTTATCACCGCCCCCGCCACTGACGCAGCCAAGCAATGGTCCGGCTGGGGCACCGCCCTAAAGCCTGCCCTGGAGCCGATCACCATGGCCCGCAAGCCATTCTCCAGCACGGTGGCCGCCAATGTGATCCAGTACGGCACCGGCGCCATCAATGTCGATGGGTGCAGAGTAGGGACAGAGACTCGACTAAACCAAAGCGCCGGAAACAAGAATCTGGAGCACCGCACAACGGTCACGCCGGTTTCATCGCACAATGAAACAGACGGCCGTGAATGCGTCGGCCGCTGGCCTGCCAACATCATCCACGACGGCAGCAACGAGGCGGCCTTGTCGCTGAAGTCCGGCGCCCGGTTCTTCTACACAGCCAAGGCTGCAAAGGATGACCGAAACGATGGGTGTGACCATTTTCCAATGATCACGCATCAAAGCGGAATGGGAGGTGCTATGCCAATGGACGATGATGGAAATGACCGTGATAGATTTAAGGCTCAATCACGCAATCATCACCCAACCGTCAAACCGACTATGTTAATGGCCTACCTCTGTCGCCTTGTCACCCAACCCGGCGGCGTGGTGCTCGACCCGTTCATGGGCAGCGGAAGCACCGGCAAGGCTGCAACCATTAACGGCTTCCGGTTCATCGGGATCGAACGCGACCCTGAATACCACAAGATCTCCGAGGCCAGAATCTCCAACCAACACGAAGGGCGCTTATTTTGAACCTCACCGACCTTCAGCGTTCCCTCCTGGACTACCGCCGCAACCTCTACCGGCCCACTCCACAGCAGACCGTGGTCGAATGGTCCGAGGCCAACCTCCGGCTTACCCAACGGCAGACCGAGCACCCCGGGCCCTTTTCAACGTCGGTCAGGCCGTACACCCGGGAGCCCATGGAGGACTGGAAGAACCCATCGGTCTCCGAGGTGACACTGTGCTGGGGATCTCAGACATCCAAAACCACCACCCTGATGGCCGGCTTGGCCTGGCTGATTGCCAACGAGCCAAGCCCGGCCTTGTGGCTCATGCCTTCCGAGAATCTCGCCCGATCCTTCTCGAAGTCCCGCTGGCTGCCCATGCTGGAGGACAGCCCGACCATGCTGGAGTGCTTCCCGGCCGAGGCCGACAAGATCACCAACCTGGAGCAGAACTTCACCCGGTCGACCCTGACTTTCGTAGGATCCAACAGCCCGGCAAACCTTGCCTCTCGTCCGGTACGGGTGCTGATCGCCGACGAGGTGGACAAGTTCGCCGAGGCAACCAGCAAGGAAGCCGATGCACTAGACCTGGCTGAACAGCGTCTGAAGTCGTTCTCCAGCTCCAAGGCCTTCATGACCTCGACGCCCACCGTGGTCGAAGGCCGAATCTGGCAACGGTTCCTCCGTGGCGACCAGCGCCGGTACTACCTGCCATGCCCGCACTGCCGGGAGCACATTAAACTCGAATGGCGCCAAGTGACCTGGGACGACGCCAAGACCGACGACGGCAAACACGATCTAGCCAAGGTCCGGGCCTCCGCCCACTACGTCTGCCAGCTCTGCCTTGGTAAGATCACCGACGCCCACAAGGTGGCAGCCCTCCGCCATGGACAATGGCGCCCAGAGAATCCCAATGCCATGCCCGGCGTGCGATCCTACCATCTAAGCAGCCTCTACAGCCCGGATCGCAAGTGCACCTGGGGCCACCTGGCCGTGGCCTTTCTAGAAGCCAAATCCTCGATGGCCGGCCTCCAGGGCTTCATCAACGGCAACTTGGCCGAGCCCTGGGAACAACAGGACATCCAACAGGAACGGCCCGAGACATCCGCCACGGTGACGCTCGATGGCGGCAGGCGCTACCTGACAGCCGACGTCCAGGCCGTGGCGCCGTTCCTGTGGTGGGTCTGCCGCGAATGGAAGGACGGCAACTCGACATTGATCGCTGCCGGCCATGCCGACGACTTCGCAGCCCTACGCCGGGTGCAGGTGGCCTTGGAGGTGCACGATATGGATGTGGGCATCGACTCGGGCTTCAACACGCAGACGGTTTACGATGCCTGTGCCGCCTATTCCTCGGTGACGTCCAACCCAATCACGTTCCCGTGTGGCCTGCGCTACCCACCCGAAGGAGGTCTCAGGAAGCCCATGGTGATCGGCTGGATGCCGCTTAAAGGCCGAGAGACCGGCGCCCGGTTCACATCGGCATCGGGCACGGTCCATCCGTTCGGCCTGTCGACGTCTTCCTCGATGCGTACCGATGTGGTTCAGCCGCTCCTGGTATTCGACACCGAGCACCTGCGCGACATCCTGTCGAGGCTCCGCAAGGGAGACATCGAGCGGGAATGGGGCGTCCACCAAGATCCACCTAGTGTGCAGGCCGAAGGCGCCTACATCGCCGAGCCCGACCTTTACTGGCGGCACCTCGACTCACACATCCTCCGACCACAGGCAAATCGTGCCGGCCGGATCAAACACGTCTGGGTGAAGCGCAACCAGAAATGGCCGGATCACCTTCACGACTGTGAAATCATGCAGCTCGCCATGGTCATGTTGTGGAACGACCTTGTTTCCACACCCGACCAATAATTTTACTAACTGGTTGTAGGCAGGCCAAACACCTGCAGGGTCTCCGCCGGAATGTTCACATTCACGGTGGCCATCAAAAGGAGCTACCTCCGGGCTGTCTACTCGACGCTCGGTGGCGTGACCCTATTGGCCGCCTTGTCGGCCAAGTCCGTGGCGGCCTCGTCGGTGATCGAATCCGGACAGGTTGTCCGGTCGACCTCATCGTCGGATGTGTCCGTCGAGTTCGCCGAGCCCGGCAAAGGCGCCCCCACCCCGTCCGAGATGGTCGAGATGTGGGAAAGCCTCCTCGATGACTACGACCTAGCTGTCTATTATCTCAACCAGGAAGGCGTTGCCAGCCCCACCGACACCCAGATTTACAACAAGATGATGGCCGTGGTGCTCGTGGCTGCCACGTCTTACGGCGGCGACTTCTCGAACTTTCGCCGAGAGGCGAGCTACCGGGTGGGGATGTCCTAATGGGTTTCCTCGACACCATCCTGGCTAAGTTCCGTTCGGCACCCGTCGACCGTTACGAGGGCGCCTCGAACTCGATTCGCCGTTCCTTCCTGGATACGAGCTACACCTCGGTGCGGTTCGATGTCACCAGCTCCACCCGGCAGCAGATCGTCCGGAAGTCCCGGTTCTTCGAGCAGAATAACGCGGTGATGAACCGCCTGGGTGACCTGTTCGAGAACTACACCGTCGGCAGCAACTTCAGCGTGCAGCCGGCTTCCTCGGATCCGGAATGGAATCTCAAGGCCAAAAAATGGTGGGATATCTGGTGCAGATATCCGGACATCGGATCCCGGCAGTCTTTCGGCACCCTGATGTCATTGGCTTCCCGCGGTTGGTTCTACGACGGCGAATCTTTCATCTTGCTCACTAAGGGCGAAACCGGCCGGCCCCGCCTGCAGCTCATCGAGCCGCAGCAGGTTTCCACCCCTACCGGGCAGGAGAATCAACCGGACATCTTCGACGGTGTGCGGTTCGATACTCGCACCGGTCGGGCTCTCAGTTACTTCGTCGGCCAGGAGCAACAACAGGGACAGCTCGCCGACATTCGCTCGATCTCATCCGACTCGATCATTCACATCTACGAAGCCCAGCGTGCCGGCCAGCTCCGCGGCCTGCCGTTCGTGGCTTGTGTAATCAACGACCTTCACGACCTGGACGATCTCCAAAAGCTGGAGATGGAATCCTGCAAGCTCGCCTCCAGCGTGGCCCAGGTGATCAAGACAAGCTCCGGGGAAGTCCAGGCCACGAGCCTGCGCTCCGGTGTGGCCGGTTCTCAAGGCACCGCCCAGAACTACTACGAAAACGTGTTTGGTTCCTCGGTGAAGGTGCTGAAGTCCGGCGACGAGTTCGAGCAGTTCCAAGCCGACCGCCCCAACGTGAACATGCGCGAATACTGGCGCAACCTGACCGAGAAGGTCTGCGCCGGCGTCGGCATCCCGTACATCTTGGTTTTCCCCGAGGGAATGCAGGGTACCGTCTACCGCGGCGCCCTCGATATGTCGTCGGTGTGGTTCCGGAGCCGCCACCAGGTGATGGCATCGGCCGCCCGCCGCATCTGGGAGTATGTAATGGAATACGCCATCCGGGTGGATCCCAGCCTGCGCGACTCTCCCGACGACTGGTACGAAGTCGCCATCCAGGCGCCGCGGGCTCCGAATGTCGACGTCGGCCGCAACTCTGCCGCCCAACTGGCCGAGCTGGAAGCCGGTGTGACAACTTTTGACGAGATTTACGGCGCCCGCGGTATCGACTGGCGCTCCGCCTTGGAGTCGAAGGCTCAACAGGCCAAATACATTCAAGACCTCGCTGGCAAGTACGGCATCGACGTCTCGCAAATCTCGACCGCCCAGAAGCAGCCGATTGCACCTGAGCCGGCCGACATGGCCATGCAGGAAAACCCGTCGGGCACTATGCCTGAACAAATCCCGGCCGAGCCCATCCAAGAGGTTGTTGCCGTGGCAGGCCCGAAGAAACGCAAACCTAGGGCCAAGAAAACCGAATGACTAAAGTAACCAACTGGCTTTCCTACCAGCCGCGGGCCTCGGCCATGGAGCCCGCCACCATCCAGATCTTCGACCAAATCGGTGAGGACTGGTTCGGCGGATCCGGTGTGTCGGCCAAGGCCTTCAGCCAAACCCTGCAGGACGTCGGCCAAGGCCCCCTTGTGGTCGAGATCAACAGCCCCGGCGGCAACGTCTGGGATGGTTTGTCGATCTACAATATGCTCCGAGGCCGTCAGGCGCCCGTCACCACCCGGGTGGTCGGCATCGCGGCCTCGATTGCTTCAATCATCGCCCTGGCCGGCGATACGGTTGAGATGGCCGAAGCGTCTCTGTTCATGATTCACGACCCCTCCGGAATGGTGGCAGGCACCTCGGAGGATATGCGGAAGATGGCCGACGCCTTGGACCAACACGCCGAGGTTCTGGCTTCGATCTACGCCAAGGCCACCGGAAAACCGACTTCGCAGATCCGGGCAGCCATGAAGGCCGAAACTTGGTTCACCGCCCAGGAAGCCATCCAGTTTGGACTGGCTCAACGCTCGACCGAGCAGCTCGCCATGGCAGCCTGCTGGCATCCTCGGGCCGTCACCAAGACCGCCCCGGAGACCGTCCGAAACAACCTCCGCCGCGGCCTTGAGCAGTATGCCGAAGGTCTCGCCGGTGATGGCCTTGAGAAGCAGACCGTCTTAGAGGCCGAGGCCTTGGTGGCCGGTGAAGCCCCTAACGAGGCCAAGATCCAGAAGGCGAACGCATGGTGGGCGCGCAATGAGCGCTTCCTTGAAGCCGAGCCCAACAGCCCGGCAGACGTGTCAGCCAATCTGTGGGGCGGCGCCGCCGGCCGTGACTGGTTCAAGGCCCTCTATGCCCAGCTCGAAATCGAGGAAGGCGAAACACCGGATGAATCTCCGGACGATACACTTTCTACGGCAGGCACTTCCGCCTCCGAAGATGGCGCGACAACCGCGCCGACATCACAGCAGACACCACACAACATGACTGAATCCAACACCGTGGTGGCGGCCGCTCCTAGTGCGCCGACCGCCCTCGACATCGACGCCATCGTCGCCAAGGCCGTTGCCGCTGCCATCAGCGCCAAGACCATCACCGCCGCCCCGGCTCCGGAGCCCATCGCCCCGGTTCGCATCGAGAACCTCGGCAACCCGTTGCTTGAGGCTCACAAGAAGATGCAGGCCGGTGCCGACCGCCGCTCCTGGTTGATCTCCAACCACAGCGAGCTGTTGCGCCAGAGCGCCATTCACGCTCCCCAGAACGCCAACACGTTCGCCTCTGGCCTCGTGGTTGATTACCTTGCGGACGCCGTGATCACCGTCGCTGCGAACCGCTTGGCGCTGGTCTCCGCGTTCTCCCGGAACGTCGGCCTGGACAACTTGCGCCCCCGCGCCACCGTGCAGGTGAAGAAGTACACCACCGGCACCGCGGCCCAGACCAACCCGACCTCCTGGGAGACCAACAACGACAGCACGCTGGCGGCCACCTCGGTGACCGTGAACCAGATCTCGAAGAACTTCACCGTGACTCAGGCCGAGCTCAACCAGGGCTTCAGCCTGGCCGACCTGGCCGCTGGCTCTGCCGACCTGTTCGCCTACGGCATCAGCGATGTTCTGACTGCCTTGATGGTCACCGGAAACTACGGCGCCGTTACCGGCATCGGCTCCGCCGCCAACTTCGACAGCTCGGACCTTCCTGCGATCCTCGCCCTTGCCAAGAACTACCGGAGCAAGAACCTCATCCTGGACGGTGGCCACTTGGCCCGCATCCAGTTCTCCGGCCTGAGCACCGCCTCCGCCGGCACCGTGGCTATGCCCGACAGCCGCTACGGCCCCCTCAACAACGGCCGGTTCGGCTTCGATGTGATCGCCGAGAACAACCGCTGGACCTCCGCGGAAACCAACACGGTCGGCTTCGTTTGCGGCCCTGACTCCATCGCCATCGCCGCTGGCCTCCCGGTCGGCATGATCGCCGGTGAGTTCATCGAGCAGCGCACGGTTACCACCAACAACGGTTTGAGCTGCCTGCTCTCCGTCTGGTACAGCCGCGCGAGCCGCAGCCACATGGCGTCCTACGACATCATGTTCGGCGCCGCGGCCGCGGACACGACCCAGGCCGAGATCCTGACCACCGCCTAATCGGCCAAGTCATGAGAATCGCCACGACCATTGCAGTGGACAAGGCAGGCAAATCAAAGATTGTCGCCGGTCCCGAAGTCGATGCAGCCGCCCAGCGCACCGACTTTAACACTGCCAAGATTGCAGAGGGCTCAAAGCTGATCCTGTGGATACAGGGCAGCGTTGCACCGAAAGTTCGCAAAGGATAACACACAACCCGGGGGCCTCGGTAATACGGCCGGGGCCCCCTCTACCGATCAAACAAAATGGCCGTTCAAGCAGACATTTCAACCGAGTACAGCATGGGCCGCGAAGGCTTCGAGCTGTTCACCACTACCGCAGCGCAGACCGGCGCTTGGTCTGGCTTGATCCCGATTGAGCCGACGGTGTTCACGTCGATCACCGGACACCGCATTGCCGGAACGTGGACCTCCAAGACGATTCCCGCTGGAACCCCGATGGTTGGCAACATCACCGGCTTCCAGATCTCCAGCGGCTCTGTGTTGGCGTTTAACGCTCGCGCCTAATGATTTCACTCGGCATAGCACTCAACAGGCTGCTTCCCGGTCAAGCCGGTGGCACTGACCTGCCTGTGCTGCGCCGTGACCTTCTCCAGGAGGACGAGTTCTTCATCCTGCAGGAGGACGGCATCGGAAAAATCGTAATCACGTTCGGCACCTTTGATTCCTTACTGAGAGAGGACGCTGGTTTTCTCTTTCGGGAGGACGACGGAAAACTTCAAATTCAATCAAACTGACCCATGGCAGACTCAAAGATTACAGCCCTTACGGCCCTTACTACGGCCGATCCCGCAAACGACATGATGCCGATTGTCGACGTTTCTGATACGTCGATGGCAGCATCCGGTACGACCAAGCGCATCTCGATCAACAACATCCTCGCTTGTTCGCCATCCGCCACCCTCGCCTCCGCCACCATCACCGGCGCGGCTACGGTGGGGACTACGCTGGGTGTTACCGGCGTTTCGACTTTCGCCGCTGGCACTGCGTTGCTGCCGGGTATCACGACGACTGGAGACACTAACACCGGCATTTTCAATCCAGCAGCCGATATTTGGGCTGTTAGTACGGGAGGCACTGAGCGTTTTCGTGTAGACTCCGTGGGGCTAGGCGTAGGGGGAAGTCCAACGGGAACGTTCCCGGTCATTTTGGTCGAAGGAGGCGCTGGAACTTACGCTAAATTCAACTCCAAGGTAGGAGCGAAAACGTGGTCCGCTGGTTATCGCTCTGGAACGCTTCAGTATGAGATTCAGGAAGACGGCGTTGAGCGATTTGTAATTGCCAACGGGGGCAACGTCGGCGTGGGGGTTACGCCGAGTGCGACGGATTCAACGTATTATCAAGCACTTGAAATTGGGCGGGTTGGACAGGGTTTGACTGGTGCCAAGAGCGCGCTTACTAGTTCGCCAAACTCATGGTTTTCGAACAACAGCTATGCCACATATTCCGCTGGCATTGTTTGGAACTATGCGGTCAGCCAGCCAGCGGCACAGTACCGATTGGTGGACGCATCGCATCAGTGGTACAGAAGCACTGATGTAACCCCAACCGCTGGCAACGCCATCACTTGGACCCAAGCGATGACCCTCGATGCGAGTGGGAATCTGATTCTGCAATCTTCCGCAACTCCCGCCACGTTGACTGTCAACGGCCAGCTAACCGTCAACGCCACCAGCAACACCAACCTCCGCTTTAGCTATCGCGGATCTGATGGCACAACCCGAGTCGCCAACATCACTCTCGCCTAATCCCATGATTACCCTCTCTTGGATCATTGAACGCCTGTTGGTCAAACCGACCGAAGGCACTCTCACGGACGTTGTGATTACCGCCGACTGGCGATGCAACGGCTCGCAGGATCAGTACAGCGGCACTTGCTACGGATCGACCTCATTCTTTCCGCCGACTGAGAACTTCACTCCGTACGATCAGCTCACGCAGGATCAAGTCCTCGGCTGGTGCTTTGCTTCTGGAGTCAATCAAACTGCCATCGAAGCGAACGTGACGCAGCAGATCAACGACCAGATCAACCCGCCGATCATCGCTCCGCCGCTGCCGTGGTTGCCTCCGGTTCCTCCGCCCCAGCCCGAGATGATCGTGCCTCCGATGTTGCCGCAGGTGGAGCCGGTTTTGGTTGCGGAGCAGCCCGTCGTTTCCGACACTGCCGCCTGATATGATCAAGATCGAACTGACTCCCCAGCAATTCAACCAGCTCTATGAACTGCTGGTCATTGGTATGAAGGCCGGCAACGTCCAAAACATGAAGGTCGGACTGCCGCTCGTTGAAATCCTCGAAACCGCAGCCGCGCAACACAAACCCGAGTAACATGGACGCAACCAACCACGGCGGTGGAACGAATGGACTAGCCTTGTCTCTTGGCACGGCAGCAGCAGCAACGTCTGCATCTATGCTGCCCCAGCTCACCGACGAGATCCGTTTTGTCTCCGCCGTGGTTGGCCTCCTTGCGGCCTGTGTTGCCCTCTACAAAGCCATCAAGAAATGAAAAACACCAAGACAACTCTCGCCGGTATCGGAGCCATCCTCGTCGCAGTCGGTGGGGCTCTCAAGGCCCTGTTCGACGGCGACCCCAGCAGCAACGTCGATCTCGCTGCAACCATTG